TTCTCCACCCTTTCCTCTACCAAATCCACCAAAGAAATGTGGACGGCGTTTTGCTGTTTCAAATGTTGCAACCGTAATTGCAATTGCACCAAGTGTTAATGTGTGAAGTACCATACTGAATACACCAGCATACATACTACCAACAATAATACCGAATACTATACACCACATCCATGCTAATACTTGCATAATCATATGTCGTGTACTAAAATCTGGTATTGCACTCAATGGGTTCTTTTCATGGTTCATTACCACGTTCCAACAATTATATATCCATTCACGCATTACTGATACTCCTCTTGCCGTGATTCATGCATGTCAATCAGACTTCGTAGTGCCATTTGCACATAGTCCTCTTTCCAATCATCATTTTCAAGGTATTCTTCAATCTCATTGACTTGTTCTACTCCTAAGTCATCAAAACTTTCAACACCATATTGTTCTGTAATATCATGCATTACCCAATCATATGCTTGTGCCTCTAACTGGTCACACAACTTACCTTGTTTATGTACTTGAAACGCCATTTATTATCTCCTTTTGCCCGTCATAGGGTCATTTGCTTCTTGTGATGAGAGAACTTGTAGTCCCCCCTTATTATATGCTTGTCCTATGACAGCATTACCAGTATATACTGGAACTTCTTTTTTGGTTGCAACACCACCAATGTTATTGGATAGACTAGGATAGTCTGGTGTTTGTCGAATGGCAGGGGAACAAGGAATTGAACCTCGTCCTAGTGGTTTGGAATCACTCGTGCTACCGTAACACTTTTCCCCTTTAGGTTTCTTCACCTTACCTTGAACGTAGTCGATATACTCATCCAGTGTAACAACTGAACATCGTATAGACTTTAGAAACTTGTTGTGAGCTCTCCACTGAGTTTCATACTTCTGTGGATTGATTTTCTTTTTCTTTTTCTTGCGTGTACTGTTGGTATTATAGTACACAGGCATCAAATGCATACCGCTCATAATTACTTTACCTTGTCAAATGGTGGTGTATGTGCATAAATGATACTTTCCCTTTCCATGTAAGGAACATGTTCTGTATCGTGAAATTTACGCAATAGACGGGCATGTACGAGACTCCAATAGTCAACTGCCCATTTGTTAAGATTAGGATTCTTTAGCAGTTCATTTACTGCATCAAGTCTCCGTCCCAACAATTCGTTAGACTTTTCCGTTAATGATGTCATCTGCAACACTCCACGATTCAAAGTCCTTTCCACCTATATTCCATTCGCATTCTTCAGTAGGAATTCTTCCATACTTCCAACAATAGACTGTAAAGTTTTTATAGTAGGTAGAATCTGATTCTATCTCATCTTGTACCTCTGCTTCAACAGTCCATTCACATGCAATTTTTTCATAAGGATTGGCATCTGTAAATTGAGGTGGCCCGAATATCTCTACCAACCTATCATAAGTTGTAGTGAGATGTCCTTGCAAACTAGTCCCATTTACAGATACCATATCCGATGCTTCAAAATTCAAAATTTTCATACTTACTCCATAATATAATTTATTATACCACCAAATGCGGTGGCTTGTCAATAGTTATTTGGAACTGAATAGTATAAAGATACCAGTTCCAAACATAGAAAGTCCGATGGTTATTGCCATCATCATTTCACTCCATGTATTTGCATATTCCATGCACTTACCATCACAATCTCCAGCAGAACCTGCCATTGCCATTAAACCAAAGATAACTAGTAAACTTCCGAAAAGGTCTTTCATGTCTCTCTCCTTATATTGCGTTCCAGAGGGTTACTTTTGTCGCCCCTAAAACTTTTGCCATTGCATCTATTTCGTCACGCAATTCTTGTTCTGTAAAGGCATGCTTTGTATTGTAATCCATATCATCTTCAGTAAGTTTATACCACTTACCTTCACGATTACCTTTAGCATATTGAACACCACCTTTACCAACTCTTTTACCATTTTCTAATATCATACCTTTTCTCCCTCACCAAAAAATAATTTACGCATATCTTTGAACACTACATTATAAGCATTCGCTTCATATGCATACATATCCCAAAACGCATCATCATCCAAGTCACAGTGAACGCCAGGCGTTGCACAATGCTCTTCCCAAACACGATCCATTGCATTCATACCTTCTAGACAATCGCCACGTCCAAAACTTTTCATGGTTTCCCATGCAGTCGCAAAAGTAACTTTATCTTCGTAAAAACTAGGAATTCTAAACATAATTATCTCTCTTTCTCATTAACTATACCTATAGTATACATGTTTTAATAACAAATGTCAAGGCTTTATTTGGCCTATAACCCAGCAAATTTTGCAAGTGCCCATAACATAACAAATACAAATACTGCGAACCACATTAATGATTTAAGCATAACTCTCCTTTAGTTTACGTTTAATAGTTACTATACTATCTTCATTTGCCTGATATCTAATACCAATACCACCCTTTGCAACCCATCTTGCAATGTTATCTGGTTTATCATCAATTAGAATATTAGGTGTTCCATCGAACTTATTAACAGCATAGTGTTCTTTCTGTCCAGTAAAGATAAGGTTATCAATACTAGGCATGTAACCATACTTAGTCAACCAAGTTCTTTTCCAAAATGCAGAGTTGTCTCTATCACCTCTTAATGGTGAAGAACATATGCCCCAATCGTCTGTTAATGATTTTACGAAATCTACTAGTTCAGTAGATGTTTCATAAGGTCTTAGTGTATTGAAGAAATCAGTACCTTTGAGTGACATTATAGACTCCTCAGTTTTCGGTATTTTCTTCCAGTGTGGTACATTGAAGTAATCCTCTAGTCCCCCAAAGAAGTCGGCAATCACACCATCCATATCTAAGTATATTTTCATTCTCAATCCTTTCTTCATAATATACTATCATTATACATGTTTTTATAACAAATGTCAAGGCAATTCGCCAAAAAAAACCCACGAAAAACGTGGGTTTTCTGCATTTTATGTAAATATATGCCTTATTTTCGTGCTTTTTTCGCCAATTCTTGTGAAATCCAGCGTTTTGCAATATGATTTGACACCTTATTTCGGACTAATACCATGCATCTTTTCCATACCTTACTGAATATGTCCTCACCAGCATCATTATTGTCCACAATGACAAAGTTCTTATTACCAAACAACCTCTGGAATTTACCAATATTTGTCTGAACTTCTTTCCACATCTTTGCAACTTCCTTTTCTGGAAGTGTACGTTTGCGTTTTGCGTTACGTTCTTGTGCAGTATCTAATGATGTATTGACAAATATCATATAGCAGTCATACCCAAGTCCTTTTAACATTGATACCTGTTTGGATATCTTATCATAATCCTTACCAGTACCATCAATGATGTGTCCTAAACGTCCTTCGATATAGTTGGATTGCATTGTCTTAACAGTCTTTTTCGCCCTTACACGAATCTCTTGTCCTTGGTCAGAGTAGATATCTTCTGGTGTAGTATCTAATCCTACATCCTTGAGCATCTTCTCATAGACATCATCACTGTTAACAATCTTCATCCCTAGTCCACCAGTTGTTCTTCGAACAACATAGGACTTACCACTTCCTGGCCCACCTGCTAGAAAGATTGCTTTAAATATGTTGGGGTCGTAGACTCCCTCTTGTAGTTCGTTGAATGTTTTCATCTGTTTGTAGTCCTAACAACTCATTGACTTTATTTGCATATAACTGTTCCGTATATTTATCTACTTGTGATTCCTCAATCTGGGTTCTCCTTTGGATTTGCTTTTGGAAGTGCATTTTTTGAAGTCTGTTTTTGAGTTTGGTTGTCATATTGTTCCTCGTTGATTTTAAATGTTAAAGGTCTGTGCATAACGAATCGAGTTGTTTTGGGGCCTCCTTTTTAATATGTTACGTCACTGGAATCAGATGAACCGATTGGAACGATTTCATCTAACGGATTACCACTATCTTGTAGTGGCACACCAGTTGATGGTAACGGTTGTTTAACTGTGTCACGAATAACTTCCATATGAACTTTGTGTGTATATGCACCGTCACCTCTGGTGAATTCGTGTTTTAACTTTGATACAAGATAACGCCCACTGTAAATAGGGTCACGTTCATCTTCTGATAACATTCCTTGGTTTCTCATATCAATACCTACCATATCTCCTGCTTGCATTGATGTGTTTCCAGGCACTGTGATACGCAATGTAAGTGCAGATTGCATTGCAGTAAATCTTCCCATTCTTCTTTGTAACCATATGTCTGTTCCTACATAATCATATTGTCCATCATGTCTAGCAGAGTATAACCCATTAGGGGACTCTCTGTCAACAGCCTGCATGTATATTTTTGATTGGTCATAATCAGACAGTCTGTTGTCATAGTCATCTCTTGCTTCGGATGCAAGTGGTTTACTTTGTGAATTGTATAGGTTGAATTCGTCTACATGTTTATCTTCATCAAAATCATCAAAGTAGTTGTAGTTGAAGTTCTCTACCGTCTTGTTTACCAAGTCAATCATAAGAAGATTAGATGCATACATACCGTTTCTCATATTCATCATAACATCAGTAGAACCTGTCACACTCACACTAAGAAGATTGCCTAAGTTGGTAATCGTGTCTGGAGTTTTATGTCCTTCTGGTACAATGTTTGGAGTCTCTTCTCTAAACGTAAATCTAGGATTTTTCCTGTCCATCATACTATCAAGTGTTCTAAACCAATATCCTTTGACTGTTTCATAAAACAGGAATGTTGGAGCATAGTTATATTCTTTAGACAAACATCTTTTTGCAACACTATTGATAAAATCAAATGGACGTAAGTTTGGGCAAACAAACTTAAAATTATTTGATGTTTCTTCGTAGTAGAATTCTTTCTTGGAGTTGAGTAATTCCTCATCTCTGAATATTTTCTTAACAATATCCTTTGATGGTTCTCCCTCAAACGCTTGTGTGACTCTAATACGATTGGCACGAATAGCTTCTGGTGTGGTAAATGAAAGAGTATATGCGAATGTATTATCATTCACACCAACTTTACTATCTACTTTATAAATGTATAATGGGGAGTCTGTAAAATCAATTGCCATTGCACGAGAACTATCATCATCTGCGTTTGGAGTTACCAGACGTAGTTTTAATTTCTCTTGTCCAATGATAGGTAAGTTTGTAAGTAGATTGTTTGTGTCAACAATCGAAAGATCACCAGTGAGTGAATTCTTAAAGATATCTTCGTATATGTTTACTGATGCAAATTGGTCTTTTAAATCTATTACTGTACCACTAGCAGCATAGATTTCGCAGACATCAATTTGATACTCACCAGCGTACTTAATTTCCGCCATGTCTATCTACCAATTATCGCTTCAAACTCTGAACGTATTCTACCAATATATGTTGGTTGGATTAATCTTATTCTTCTTTTAGATTCCAATATTCTTTCCTCATATTCATAATTTGTAATTGCTGTTGCTCCAACAGGGATTGTTGTTGCACTGTCATTTGGAAGTTCTATAACAAACGATGTATCGCCTGATTCTTGAGAATATTCATAGTGATGAATCTCATCTACATTACTATACTTAGACTTTACAAACTTTTCAAATCTATCTACTGACATGGGCCAGTCTGTATATACATCTTTAATATTATTTGCTATCAGAACAACCCAATGCAGATTTGAATCACCATAGTAATCATGTGCAATCTGTTCTGGTGTCGAACCATCTGGTACATCGTACATATCAAAATTTACATAATTCAATAACGTAGAGTCATTAAATTTAGCCCTACGAGTAATATCAGTCATGTCTACTAGATTACCATCACCTTTGATATCTATACTAACTTTTGGAAACTTTCTAAAATACATATATTAAAATCCTATTCCAATTTTTTCTTTTGTCATAATCTCTAGTTCTTTAAATGTCATAGTAAGTTCTACTTCAGTAGGTTGATTGTCTTTAAAGAATTGTGGACGGTCGCCACCATACTTCACATCTACTGCTTCTAATGCACATGTACCAATTTTATGAAGATGCTCTTCTGGATGATACCTAATATCAAATGTTGAAGGTGCTTTAAGAGTTCTACCCAATGAGTCGTTTGTAAACTCAGGCATAGAATGCAATCTGAACATAGTTACAATACCTTCAATCAACTCTGCTTCTACTGAAGAACGTGGAAGTAGTCTAAATGAGAATTGGAATGAACGTCTATCAATACCTTCAAATTTCATTTCTGTTCTGTTATTTGTAGTTTGACCAGATGCAATTGCTAATGCAGCCTTAGCACCAGTTGCACCAGCACCTTCTAATGCAGAAGCAGCAGTGTTTGCACCTTCTTTTTTAAGTGTTTCCCCAACTGCACCGAAATCAATATTCTTAACACCACCAGCAAAACCTTTATATCCAGCTAATCCAGCTGCAACTATCATTCCCATTTCTGCTTCACCGTAGTTTGCTTTCTGAGATACTTGTATCTGACTTGGCATGTATAATGTAATTGAACCTAATGCTCTTCGTGTAGGAGCTCTTGGTACAGAACCTTTATTTCTTGTTGGGATACCCTTTGGATTTAGATTATATGCACCAACATTAAATTCTGCTTTAGCACCAACTTGTTCGTTAATCATAAACTCGACATAGTGGTCAGTTCTAGATAATACTCCAACATCAGATGGGTATGTTAACGAACCAGCTCTAAACTTTTGAGAGGCAGTAGTTGCTCTGTTGCTCTTTCTACCTATTCCCATTCCGTAATCGTCATACATGTATAAATATCCTTGTTAGTAATTCTTTAAAGTATTTATAAGGTTTGTGATGGCATATAGTGGTAGATTCGTTCCAATTAATCAAAAGAAATATAAAGGTGATGTAGATAAAGTTATCTACCGTTCCCTATGGGAAAGACGCTTTATGGTATATTGTGATAAGAGTAGTTCTATCCTTGAATGGGGCAGTGAAGAAGTTATCATACCATACATATCCCCCCTTGACGGTAGGAGACACCGTTATTTCCCCGATTTCTATATTAAGGTAAAACAGGCAAATGGTGATATTAAGAAAATCATCATCGAAGTTAAACCCAAGGCACAGTGTGGCCCACCCAAAGCACAGTCTCGTAAGACAAAAAGGTTCATTACTGAAGTCCGTACATGGGGTGTTAACCAAGCAAAGTGGGAAGCAGCGATAGAATGGTGCAAAGACAGAGGTATGGAATTTAAGATATTAACTGAAGACCACTTGGGTTAACTGTATAAATAGAGGTATGACAGATGCAGTTGACAAGATAGTTGAACAAGCAGGGGGTAGAGATTTATCTATCCGTTGGTTCAGAAAGCAAGTAAGAGAACTTGGAGAACTAAATCCAAGAGAACAACTCCGTGAGGGTAAGTTAAAAACACGCCCAGTATTCGGTAAGATGAATTTCTTTATGTACTCACCAAAGTACAAAGACAATAGAAAAGTTCTACCGTACTATGA